TCGTATCCATCCTTCTGTAACCCCTTAATCATTTTTATTAAGATATCATCCCAATCTTTAACAAATCTCATATGAGAATCGATTTGAAGAGTATACGTTTCACCTTTATAAAGTTGTTGGGTTAGATTTCTTGCCCAACAAACACCTTTAGATTCTTCGTAAGGAATATCAAGTATTCTAAATCTTTTGTCTTTTCTGTAATCTTCTAATTTATCAAAACCATCTTCTTCACTGAATTGTCTTGCAATTCCAAATGTGATATTTTTAGGCTTCTTGGCATTTGCCAACATATCTTTGATTGTTGGTTCTAATTGTGGGTCTCTATAGGACGCGATTTGAACAAATATTTTCATGTATTATACGTTTTAGGTAAAAATAAAAAACCCTCGAGATAAGTCGAGGGTTTATTTAAAGATAAATTATTTTTTTTTTTATACACATCCCGTTGGGTTTGCTGATGTAACTACACCCGGACCAGAAGTTCCGTCTATTTGGTATGTCGCAGTTCCATTAGAATAATAACCATTAGAAGCTGTTACAGATAATCCTGTGTCAGTATACAATGTCTCTCCAATATTTGGACCTATACCCGCAGCAATCGCCCCATAAACAGTTATTGTTGAACTTGGGAAATTAGAACAAGCAGTCGATGCAAGTGTTGCATCATATCCTAATACGTAAGTGTAGTAACCAATTGTTTGAGTCGGTGTTTGTGTTAAAGTTGGTGTTTGTGTTTGAGTCTGAGTTAATGTTGGTGTTTGAGTCGGTGTTTGTGTCTGTGTTTGAGTTAAAGTTTGAGTTGGTGTTAACGTAACACAAGCGCTAAATCCACCAACAATTGAACCATTAGAACCTAATTGTATAATTACTTGACTACGGTTATAATAACCTGTCATATCAATTGTAGTTGGACCTGCCAATACATTATAGAATATCGTATTTTCATCAAAATTAGCTTTATCACCATAGATTGTAATTGTGGATAAATATTGTCCACAAGACTCATCATATGTTGAACCAGGGTAAACCGTAAATGCAAACCTAGTTTGAGTTGGTGTTGGGGTTGGGGTTGTTGATGCGGTGTTTGTCGGTGTTACTGATGCTGTATTTGTTGGTGTTGACGTATTTGTTGGTGTTGGGGTTGAAGTCTCCGTATTAGTTGGTGTTTGAGTTAAAGTTTGAGTTGGTGTTTGAGTAGTTGTTGGTGTGTTAGTTGGTGTTTGAGTTAAAGTTTGTGTTGGTGTTAAAGTGATACAATTTGAAAATCCTCCACTTTCAACACCATTATTTAATTGTACTACAATTTGTGAGTAGTTATAATAACCTGTTAATCCTGTTGTGTCCGGACCTACGATATTATTGTAAAATATTGTGTTATTATCGAATAATGAAGAGTCACCATAAATGGTTACTGTTGAATTATATTGACCACATGATGCATCATATGTTGACCCCGGATAAACTGTAAATGGGAATCTATTCGCTGTTGGTGTATTTGTTGGAGTTGTTGTAGGTGTTGAAGTATTTGATGCAGTTACTGACGGTGTTGGACTTTGAGTCGGTGTATTTGTCGGTGTTTGTGTTAAAGTCGGTGTTGGTGTTGAGGTAATCACCCCAATACAACCATTAGGGTCAGATGAAGTAATTTCACCTAATCCACCTGTTATTAAGAACCATGAAATTCCATTAGAATAATAACCATTGCTGGCTGGTGTAGATAACAATGTGTCATCATATAAAAACTCACCTACATTAGGACCTATACCACCTGAAACAGCTCCATAGTAATTTGATGGCGAATTTGAGTCATTACAAGATTCTTGAATTGTAGACCCGTAACCTAACGAATAACTATAATATGAAATTGTTTGCGTTGGTGACGCAGTATTTGTCGGTGTATTAGTTGGCGATGCTGTATTTGTAGGAGTTTGTGTTGGTGTCTCCGTATTTGTTGGTGTTGGAGTTGGAGTTGATGTCTCCGTATTTGTAGGAGTTGGAGTACTAGTTGATGTCACCGTACTTGTTGGTGTTTGAGTAGGAGTTTCCGTATTAGTAGGAGTTGGAGTATTAGTTGAAGTATTTGTTGGTGTCTGAGTGTTTGTCGGAGTTTGAGTTTGAGTTGGAGTTTGCGTAGGGGTTGTTGACTGAGTAGGTGTTTGAGTTGGCGTAGCACTTACTGCAGGAAACACTCCTAAGTTAACTAAAACTACGGAACTTCTGAATGATGGAGCAATTGAATATGTATTATCAATCAACCAAATATTTTTTGTTTGATTTGGATTCAATTCAACCTGATATTCCCATAGAGAGTCATCACATCTTCTATAGTTAAAGTTCACTAAAGTAGAACCAGTGTTTGTTAAAGTATATTTACTACATGCCATGTTATTTCTGTTTAACTATAAATACTATAATAGTATTGATTTTATGTTTTTATGCTAAAATTTATTTTTTATTAATTACTGATGGTGACTTCTACAATATCTGTGGATAGTAAAGCAACACCACCTAGTGTTAGTGATAGAGACGGATTTAGTAAAGTACCTGTTGAAATTTCTACATTATTAAGTTTTACAATATAACTTACTGTACCACCATTTACATCAACAGCAGGATTAGTAGATGTTGTTCCATGAGTCCCATAAAGTGTAGTACCTATATTAACCGGGAAACCAGTAGAATAACCACTACCACTTACAACACTAAGTAAACTAACAAAACCACTATCATCAGTAATATAGTCAAATTTTGCGGTTCCACTTGTTGTGTTATTAATTAATGTAATATTAATACCTGGTGTATGTGTAGGTGTTATAGATGGTGTATTAGTTTGAGTTTGGGTATTTGTAACCGTAGGTGTTGGTGTATTAGTTGGTGTCTGTGTCTGAGTTGTTGTTGGTGTAGGAGTTATTGCGGAAATACAATCGGCACAACTAGAATAGTAAGTTATTGGATTACTTCCATCTGTAGGTGTTGTATTAGTTTTATTAACAATTGTATAACATTCAGTTGCGGTCGCTCCTGTGAACTCTAAATAGAATGTGTCACCAGGGAAAAGACCTGGACTCAACAAATTAGCGACAATAACATTAGAACTACTACATCCTGAGATGGTGTAAGTAGTAATTGTACTTAAATCAGTTGGTGTTGGAGTCGGAGTTTTTGTGTTAGTTGGAGTTTGAGTTGGTGTCTGTGTATTAGTTGTTGTTGGTGTAGGAGTTGGTACAATTTCAAGAGTAAATTTATAAAAAGTTGAACCACTACCCCAAGTCCAATCATAACTTCCCGGAGTTAATCCTAAACTTGAAATGGTTTTTCCATTGTAAATTGTTGAACCAGTCATAAAACTACCTGAAGTATATGTAGAAGGAAGTAGTATAAAACTATTACCCCCCACTCCAAAAGGACTTCCTGTCGAAGTATCCCCAAATATTTGTGGACCAGAACCAAAACTAACTGGACTTGTAAATGTAATACCTGAAATTGGGTCGTATCTATTCAATTCTGATACATTAGAATCAGAACCAATTAAAATTTGACGACTACCAGGATACACATAACTATCGATGGCTTGAAGGTTTACGAATTGAAATAAACCTGTATAATCAATAGCCCCTGAACCTGACATCACAACATTAGGTCCATCTTCAAACACTCTAACATAATAATTAGGTGCAGGAATTGTTGGTGTCGGAGTTGGTGTTCCCGTGTTAGTCGGAGTATTAGTTGGTGTTGTTGTTGGTGTCTGTGTCTGAGTTGTTGTCGGTGTAGGAGTTGGTACGTCACTAATTGTTACTACTACTATATCGGTTGATAATAAAGGTTCAAATCCTAATGTTAAATACACCCAATCCCCACTAGGTAAGGTTGCGGTATAAAATTGTTGGAAGCTACCGTTAAAGTCCACTCTAACAACAAAACTTAACCCATTAGAACCACCTATAACGGCCTTAGGACCATTCGAGGTTCCGGTTTGATAACCATAAGTTGTACTACCTCCGGATACAGGTAATGAACCTATTTGGTTTTCTAAAATAATTGAACCTGAATCATCTGTAAGTCCAGAGATAGTCACACCATTTGTTGTATTATTAATTAATGTAATATTAATACCTGATGTTGTTGTTGGTGTTGGTGTGTTAGTCGGAGTTCCCGTGTTAGTCGGAGTTTGATTTGGTGTCCCCGTATTAGTTGGTGTTACGGTTGGAGTTGATGTGTTTGTCGGAGTTGGCGTTAGTGTTCCTGTATTTGTTGGTGTTGGGGTTGGAGTAACATTACATGGTCCAACAAGGGTTAGAGTTGCACCACTTGTACATCCCGGTCCACATTCAGTACTTGCAACATAACTAAAACCACTAATTGAATACCATCCTTCAGGGTTTCCTGTATTAGGACCTGAGGCATCTGACCATATTAATGTACTTGCACTAAACACAGGGTTATTAGTCCATACTGTTGCAGTTCCAAGACAATCACAAGCTCCTGTCACATCCGATTCATCATGACAAATATTAGTGAAAAGATATCTGGTTATTTCTGTAGGTGTTGGAGTTGGAGTTGGTGTACTAGTTGGTGTACTCGTATTAGTTAGAGTATTTGTTGGCGTATTAGTTGGCGTACTCGTATTCGTCGGTGTACTAGTTGGTGTATTAGTTGGAGTTGAAGTACTAGTCACTGTTGGCGTAGGTGTCGGAGCTAAAACATCTAAACTATAAGTGTACCCATATGTTGGCACATAACAATTATATGTTCCATAAACATATTCTGAAATATAGTTAAATGGGAATACTTGAGACCCAAGACTTATTGTTCCACCTGATTGAGGTAGAAACGTTACATTAGTGGTTAAACCACTTAAATTATCACTAAAAATTCTTATTCCGATTGCCATATTAATAAATACTTTACTTTTCTTATTTTATTTTTTTTTTAACAAACACCTTCATTTATAATTAATGTTCCGGATATTTGTATAAATTTTGCACCATCCGATATTGTAAAATTAGTATTAACCGGAGGTATTGTTAATAATCTATTACCATAAACATTATCACCTATTTCTAATTGAGTGAAAGGTTTTGTCGAATATACCGTAACATTTGATGGAGTTGCAAATAAATCTACTGATTCACACACATTTTGATACCAACCTCCTGTCCATAAATTTTGTACATATATTGGTTGTGGTGTATTAGATGGTGTTGCAGTATTTGTTGGTGTTGGAGTCTGAGTAACCGGAGTTGGTGTTAAACTAACTGTAGGAGTTACCGATGGAGTTATTGAAGGTGTCGGTGTATTTGACGGACACAATCCAATATTATTTATTGTTAACGGAGCACCATAATCTTCTTGAGTTAAATCATCAGCACAAACAAAATCAGTTTGTAAAGGATTTACTTGTGAAACACTTACAATCCCTGTACAACCTGTCCATTTATAATACCCTTCTTGAATATTATTATAATTGGTTATTTGATATTGATAACAACTCATTATTATACAGGTGTTGGGGTTGGAGTTGGGTTTATTGATTCATAGTATAAATCATTACTTGGTATGGAAATATAAAATAAATCATTATCCGGAATAAAAATGTAAGATAAATTATTATCAGGAATAAAGCTATATGTTAAATCATTATCCGGTATAAACTCATATGTTAAATTACCCTCAGGTATTTCAATATAATATAAATCATTTACAGGAATAACAATTCTACAATCCTTACAATCAGGATTTAATAAGTTGTATTTTAACTTTAATAAATTAAAGTTATGTTTTATTTGAGATGCATTTAATGGTTCGGTGTACATTCTAAACGCACTTATATCACCAATCATACTACCCCCAAAATATTCTTCTAACTTAATATGAGTTGTAAGACCTGAGTAAATTGTATTATCTAAATCGTGTGTTGTTAAACATTCAGGGTCTTGTTGATAAACGATATCATCAATTGTCGGAGGGCATCCACCCGAAAAAGTTAAGTTATCATGAAGACCTTGAGTTCCTCCACCTAACGAAATATTATAACCAACCCCAATTTGTTTTTCTTTTGGAGTATCTAATAGACGTGGAATAATTTCTTCAAAGTTTTCAGCAACCATGAACAATTTACCATTCACATAGAACTTCATAGTTCCTAATCTATATTTTTCTTCGGCAGTCCAATTATCGTTGAATGTTACAATTTCAGTTGTTGCAGGGTCGTATTTTTCCTCGTGAGTAATTGGTGGTTCGATTAAACTAATACTATTGTTCGCAGTTGTTGCAGTATAAATTTCTTTAACAATTAATCCAAGACCTCCTTTATTATTTAAATCACAGGCATCAAACCATTCATTTCTTTGAAACACCGCATCAATCTGAACCCAATGTTCAACATTTGAGTAAGTTGTTCCACTACAATCATCAAAGATTCCTCTTGTTGAACACCATTCGGTAACTGAAGTTCCTGTAACATAGGTTACTCCGGTTAAACAAGTTCCTGTTGTTTCACATCCTCCCGTGATTCGATATGTTTTTACACATAATTTTGGACTTCCTGTATCACCACTTAATCTTAAAGATAACGCATTTGAAACTCCATCATATAATGGGTCAGTTTCAGGATATTGGGCACTTACCTCACAAGAACATGGGCAACCACAACTACAATTATATGATGTACCACCTGATTGTTGATAAACTTTTAAACAATCATGAGGGTTACTACCTAATAAATTACAAGCACAAGTATCCATACAGGTTAAACCTGAAGTAACTCTTGTATAACCTGAATCTTGTTTTGGTGAACCATCAGGGTAGTGATAGAATTTGTTTTCCGCTCTCGCACCCATATAAAAGAATGTTCCTTTGTTATTTGGGTATCGAGAATTTAAACCAACAGATGTATCACCGGTCCATCTATATCTTAACATAAATTCGGCACTCCAACCTAAATTAGGTCTTTCGGGAAAAATTTGGTAATCATAACCAGCAACCTTGTAAAATCCTTGGAAGAATCCACCATCTAATCTTGCAACATATCCAATATCTCCACCGGCATTGTTGTACGATAAATCATACGAATATGAATTATCATTCCATAATCTATTCTGTGATGTTGTGAACCCAGTAATTGGGTGCATTTTCATCCTTCTATCGTATTTGTATCTACTAAATTTGTCTGATTGTGTAGTATAAAGTCCGGTATTAATTTGAATTGTTTCTCCGGACATATGTTTTACCAAACCATTGTCAATTCCCGTTAAACCAACATCACATAAGTCAGTTATTATAGGACAAAAATTTGGGTCAGTATCAGTAGGGTTCCAATAATTTTCTGACACAATAGTGTCATAATCAAATGTACACGCACTTGTCGTACATAAAGTTGTTCCTGAACTATTAAAATTGAATTTAAACGGCATTCTATTACCATCCAATTCACCAATTAATAAAGGTGAAAAAACAACCTCTTGGTCGTAATCTTTTTCGTCTGAAGCAAGACAAATGTCCGTGATTTCATTCGCCGGTTTTAGACCCCATCGTCTAAAATTATACTGATTAATGTTTTGATATGCCATATACAATTGATAAATACCTTGATTCGTAGTATTTATAATTAAAAAGAATAGATGATTAGCGTAGACACAGAATTTTATTCATCACCTTATTATTTTCTTATCAGAGATAAGGGGGATAAATATTCCTTATATTTCTCTGTAGAGGAAACTTTAACTGAAGCTCGTAAAAAAGACGAGGTTATCCACTTTGATAAAAAGAAAGGAAAGAAAGTTAAAAATTATTTGGAAAAAACCGTAAAAGACAAAAAAAAGAAATCAACCAAAACACTTAAAACTGATTTGGAAGAATTGGTGAATTCAGACGGTGCTATGTCAAACTCAGCAATTCCAATTCTTGACCCAAAACTTCACCCAAAGAAAACGATGGACCAAACCATAGCTGCTGCGAGAATTACCAACGACCCTATTGCTCGTGGTTATAGAACATATTATGGGGAATCAGTTGAAGAAATCGAGGAAATTGATATGTCTGGTGCATTTGGATATGAAGAAACTGAAGATATGGACGGTAAAGACACTTTTGAATATTTGGTAAAAGATATGGGAATGGAACCGGAAGATGCTGAAGAAAGAACAAAACAAAAAGGTCAAGACCCAACAGGTAAGAAAGATAAGAAATCACCTTATTATAAAGACCCAAATTTTATAACAAGAGCAACACTATCTGAAATACAAAAACAAAAAGCAATTAAAGTTGTTGAAGATTTATTAGTTAAGAAAAAATCATCAAACAATGCCGATGTAAATAAAAAAGAATTAGAGACTTCAAGAATGTTAAAAAGAAATTTAACGGTTTTGAAGAAACAAGCAGAAAAAGAAGGTATTTCAGTTTCTGAATTAATTAAAATGTTAAAGAGTGAATAAAGACCTATACAATTCATCCAAAGGTGAAATAGAATTTCCTAAAGAGAAAAAGGAACATATGAAAAAATGTTTTCATATGGTTAAAGGTGCCGATGAAAATACGGAAGGTTTTAACAGAAATAAGGAATTACAAAATCAAAACTTTATTGAATACAAACAATTAAAGAGAATTAAAAACTTCTTTGATAATTTTATTGGTAATCAAAATGAACCTTCATTTATTTTGAATGGTGGTGTCGTTATGAAAAATTGGGTTAATGATGAACTTCGTAAAATGAGAGAATTTGGTGACTTAACCAAACGAAACAAAAAAGATACGGGAATGCAAAATGCATATATCAAACCTCACGAGAAAAAAGATTTTACAAATGTAAGAAAATCTCAAGAACATTCAAAAACTGTTGAACGATATGATGAGGCGGTTACGAATACCTTGAAAAGAATAAATGAAATAATGTTAAAATTATAATTATGGCTAACGAAATCACTGTCGACTTATCTCAAAATGTTGAGAACAACCTTACAGCTATTGCTGAAATGGAAAGAGCTAAATTAATACCTAAAAATGATTACAACGCAGCAGGTAACGAATATTCCTCAGTGAATAGAGATGCGGTTGCCGATGGAGATTCAATGGGTAGAGGTACCGGGTCATTCCTTGATGTGTACAATGTTAATGCTGGAACATCAACAGACATTGTTGAAAGAAAAAATGAAATTAAAATAAATAAATTTAATTCTTCAAACACTTACCCGAACTTTCAATTATAATGAAACTACAAAGCTCTCTTAAAAGTTTGATATTAGAAATTGCGTCAATTGAAAGTGTTATTGATGCAATCAAGAATAAACGAGTAATGGGTACTAGTTACGATGGTGACGAACCAGGTGGTAAAGGTCAAAGACTAATAGAACCTGTTTGTGTCGGAGTCAGTAAAGCTGGTAACCGAGTTGTTCGTGCTTGGGAAAGAGAGGGAGCATCTCACACCGCAACAATTGGTTCACAACCATTACCCGGATGGAGACTTTTCAGATTAGATAAAACATTCACTTTCCTACCAACATCAGAAGTTTTTGATGAAATGAGACCAGGGTTTAACCCTAATGGAGATAAAAGTATGGTTTCTGTTGAGATAGTTGCTAATTTTAACACACCACCAACACCTTCTATAATACCTCAACAATTTCAACAAACACCTGAAACTCCGGAAACACCACAGCCAAACAATGATGAGGTTATTGATAGAACAATTGATTCATTAACAAACGAGTTTACACAGAAATACGGTGAAGGTGGATTTGATTTATCCAAATCAGCTGAAGCGTTCAAACGAATCTACGCGGCAATAGAATCAGAAACCGGAAATAAATTAACAGACGCCGAAAAAGCGTCATTAAGAACAACAATAACAAACAAATTACAAAAATAATTTTAACCTTATAATGACAAAATCATAAATTCGTTTATGATTATATTAAAATTCAAAACTTATGAGTGATTTAATGCAAAAATTAGCAATGTCAAACGCTAAAGCCCTAATGAAAGAAACCGATAGTCCAAGAAGAATGGATTCATCATCACAATCAATGGTTCAACAATTCGACATGCCAAATGTAAAATATAACATACCACAAGAATTCTTACAAGAAAGCCCTCAACAATCGGCACAACCATATCTTTCCTCATTACCTGTAGAAAACACCAAACCTGTTGGTGTCCCTACGGTTGACGCAATTAAAAATTCAAAACTACCGGATGAAATCAAAAAATTAATGATGGAACATCCAATTGCTCAACCAAACCAAGCGCCTACAATGACAATGTCTAATGAGTTAATTGAAAAATCAAGAAGATTAATGGGTCACAACGAAGGAAGTTACATTCCTGAATCCGCAAAACCAAAATCAGCACCTATTCAACAATCGGAACCAACTCAAAATACCGGAATTAATTATAAATTAATCCAAAAAATGATTAATGAGGCAGTTACTAAATCATTAAAAGAAAATGGTTTGATTGCAGAAAGTACAGAGAAATCTAACGAAACATTTAGTTTTAAAGTTGGAAAACACGTATTTGAAGGTAGAGTAACAAAAATTAAAAAAATGTCTTAACGACTTTCTTTCTACGACATAAATTATTATATTTTAGTGAATATAATAAATAACTATGTCAAAAATAAAAGTATTAGTCGTACCATCCGACAGAAGCGGAGTTGGTAAATTTAGGTCAGTTGACCCTCACATTTTCTTACAAAATCTTTATGGAGATGATTTTCATATTGATATCATCTATGACCCGTCATATGACGATATGAACTTTTGGAAACAATATCAAATTGTTAGTTTCCATAGAAGTATCGGTCCTGATTTTGAAAAGGCCCACGAATTAATCCAAAAATTAAATACTATGGGTATCATAACTGTTTGTGATATCGATGACTATTGGATGCCGGGTAAAGAACATCCTATTCATGACATAATTATGTTTAATAAAATAAACGAAAAGATAACTGCAAACCTTAAAGTTGCAAAATATGTCACTACAACAACCACATTATTTGCAGATGAAATTAGTAAATACAATAAAAATGTTTTTGTATTACCAAACGCTATAAATCCCAACGAACCTCAATTTAAAGAACCAACATTAGAATCGGATAGATTAAGATTTGGATGGTTAGGAGGGTCATCTCACTTGCATGACATTCAAATATTAAACGAAGGGTTTAATAAATTAACGAGATATCAAGATAAAGTACAATACGTTCTTTGTGGTTTTGATACTAGAGGTACGGTAACTGAAATCAATTCACAAACCGGAGAACACGTAAAACGAAATATTAAACCTGAAGAAACGGTTTGGGCACAATATGAAAAAATCTTCACACAAGATTATAAAATAGTTTCAGACGAGTATAAAAAACACCTACTATTATACAATCAAGACATATTCCCTAATGAGATGGCTGAGTCTTACTTAAGAGTTTGGACAAAACCGGTTACATCTTACGCTAAGAATTATTCAAAATTTGATGTATCTTTGGCACCAATTAAAAACCATATGTTTAATAGAATGAAATCTCAATTAAAAGTAATTGAGGCAGGATTCTACAAAAAAGCATTAATCGCATCTAATGTCGGACCTTATTCTTTAGACTTAAAACATTGTTTGAAAAATGGTGAATTAGTTGATGGAAATGCGTTATTGGTTGATGAGGTTAGAAATCATTCTGATTGGGCAAAATACATGGAAAAATTAATTAAGAACCCTAATATGGCAAAAGATATGGGGGAAAGATTGTATGAGACAGTTAAAGACAAATATGATTTAAATATCGTAACAAAAGACAGAGCAGAATTTTATAAATCGATACTATGATAAACATACCATTAAACAAGATTTTATTTTTAGACATTGAAACTGTTGGTATTGAACCAACATGGGAATCATTGTGTTTAAATAGACCGGAACTTTCATTTCAATTTGAAAAATATTTTGATTGGTTCCAAAAAAGATTTCCTGAAGATGCCGATGAAGGTCCGGGTAAAATGTTTGTCAACCGAGCAGCATTGGTTCCTGAATTTTTACGAATTGCTTGTGTTAGTGTTGCGTTTGTAGCCCCTGATGGTACTACAAAAATGGAATCATATAGTAATGTGGACGAAAAAGAACTATTAAAAGATGTTCAGAAAATGCTTCATCGTACCGGTGAATTAGGATTCTTCCTATGTGGTCATAATGTTAAAGGGTTTGATATTCCTGTTCTTGCAAAAAGAATGATTATGAATGGATTACTACCACCAAAAATATTACCAGGTCATGACACTAAACCTTGGGAAATTAAAGCTCTTGACACCAAAGAAGTTTGGCAATATGGTGGTTATGGGTCAATCGCGTCATTAGAATTAATGTGTGTTTGTTTAGGAGTTGAGTCTTCTAAAAATATGGAAGTTACCGGTAATAAAGTTCACGAAGCGTTTTGGGATAAAAAAGATATCAAAGGAATTGTTGAATATTGTGAAAAAGACGTTGAGGTATTAATAGATGTAATTAAAAAATTAAAAGAATTAGTGTAATGGATGGATTAGACGGATTGGGGTTTGACCCTGAGATATTAAATGATATTCAAAATCATTTTAAAAAAATACAAGAAGAAGCTGGTGTTAGTATTGATGAAGATGATGAATATCAAAGAGAGTTAGAAGAATTGATTGGTATGACATATGAAGAAATGAATGAAGATGCCATCAAAACCTTTAAAACAAAAACTTTAAAAGTTGAGTTAATAGATAATGACGCAAAATTCCCTGAATACGCTTACCCAAGTGATTCAGGATTTGATTTATTTTCAACAGAAGAAGTTATACTACAACCATTTGGGAGAGCATTAGTACCAACAGGTATTAAATTATCAATACCTGATGAATTTGAAATTCAAGTTAGACCTAAAAGTGGATTGGCAATCAATCAAGGATTAACAGTATTAAACACTCCGGGAACAGTTGATTCCGGATATAATGGTGAAATTAAAGTAATAATTTTCAATACAAATAACATATCAGTATCAATCCCTAAAGGAACTAAAATTGCACAAGCAGTTTTATCTCCGGTAGTAAATGGAAAATATGTTAACTTAGTTCAAGTTAATAAGGTTAACGATGGTGATAGAGGTGATAACGGATTTGGTAGTACAGGATTAAAATAATATGATAACAGTAGGATATTCGACAAGAACTCATAACCCAGAGTTCATTGAATACTTGAAGAAAAGTTCAGGTTTCAAAAAAATTGAGGTTATTGAAAAAATAAATAATGGTGAAAAATCTCTTTCAGAGGTTTACAATGAAATACTATCCGAGTCAAAGACGGATATTGTTGTTTTATGTCACGACGACATTTATTTTGATACTAACGCATGGTATAGTAAATTAATTAAACATTTTGAAAAATCTGATTTCGGTATTATTGGAATGGCAGGAACTACTGAAATGCCTGAAAGCGGTATGTGGTGGGAAAACAGAAAAAAAATGGTAGGTATTGTTAACCACGAACATGAAGGGAAAAAATGGGAATCAAAATACTCAGAGAGTATTGGTAATAACATTTTTGAAACTGTGATTGTTGACGGTCTTTTTATGGCAATTAATAAGAAAAAAATTAAGAAAAACTTTAACGAAAATTTTAAAGGATTTCACTTCTATGATATACCATTTTGTTTTGATAACTATTTGGAAGGTGTTAAAGTAGGTGTTATAACAAACATCAGAATAACTCACAAATCTATTGGTCAAACTAATGAACAATGGGAAGAAAACAAAAAATTATTCGCAGAAACATATAAATCAAATTTACCGGTTAAATTACCGTACAATGAACAAAGAAAGATAAAAGTATTATTATCTTGTTTATTCTTTAAAACATTTACGGGTTCAGAGCTTTATGTTTATGAATTAGCTAAAAATTTAATAAAACAAAATTGTGATGTAACCGTAATGTCCCAAATTGGAGGACCGTTAACGGACATGGCAAAAAAACAAGGTATTAAATGTGTTTCTTTTGAGGACGCTCCCGGATTTAAAATGGGTGACGGAAAATGGGGGCATAACACAGATAAAGGGTTTCAACCATCTCAACCAAATGTAATGTACCGAGTGTCAGAAGTTAATTTTGATTTAATACATATGCAACACAAACCTGTCGCAGAAAGAATGATTCAATTCTATCCTGAGATTGATAAAATTTATTCAATCCATTCAGAAGTGATTGAATTGGAAAACCCTATTGAACACGAATCAATTAAAAAATACATTGCAATTAGACCTGAAATTAAAGATTATTTAATTAATTTTTTCCAAATACCTGACGAGAAGATTGAAGTTATTTATAATCCTATCGATAATGAAAAATTCAAACCAAAATCAATTAAAGAAGAAAATAGTGTTCTTTTTGTTGGAACAATTGATTACCTACGAAAAGAAACAATCTTAGATTTAATGGAACGAACTAAGGAAGAAGGTAAAGAATTATGGCTAGTTGGGGAAGATAAAGGAAATTACCTACAACAAGTATTGTTTGAAACTCACGTAAAACATTTTCCACCAACATGGAATGTGGAAACATTTATTTCTAAATGTTCTGAAACGGCAGGCATTCAGTTAGGAAGAACAACTATTGAAGGTTGGTTATGTGGAAAACCTGGTTGGATTTATAAAGTTGATTCAGGAGGATTTATTTTAAATAAAGAAAAGTTTGAGGTACCGACAGATTTAGAAAAATATTATGCTTCAACTGTCTCAAAACAAATAAAAGAAGAATACATTAAAATATTGTAAGATGAGAATTGGAGTTATTGGTGCAAATACATTAGGAGTTGCTTTTTCATTACTTTGTGAAAATGCGGGATATGATGTAATAATTTATGATGAAAATGAAGATATCATTTTTAACATAAATCAAGAAATTTTTAACACAAAAGAACCATTGATTCAAAAAATGTTATTTGAGTCAGACAATTTTTCGGGTACTACAAATGTAATTGACTTAATAGAAAAATCTAATACTATCTTCACATTTGTTGATACTGTCCCAACCTTAGAAGGTGGGAATGACACTACAAAAGTTTTTGAAGTTGTTAATCATTTTTTTACCGCATCTCAATTAGATAAACCAATTCATGATAAAAAATTTATAATTGGTACCACAATGAATCCCGGAGAAACTGAACAAATTCAAGAAAAGTTACATATGTTTAACATACAAGTTGCATATTGTCCGTCAATGTCATCAGAAGGTAATATAATTAACGGATACTACAATTCAGATATGGTTATTGTTGGGTCAGAATACCAAGAATTGTCAAACGAACTAATGAGGTTATTCTCTAAAATACAACCAAATGGACTTAATATTTATACTATGTCTTCAAAAGCGGCTGAAATCGCTAAACTATCAATAAACACTTTCTCATCAATGAAAATAAGTTTTATTAATATGTTAGGGGATTTATTCGTTAAATCCGGTTTGGAAAATGAAAGTGGTCTTATTTTAAGTACAATAAGTAAAGATTCAAGAGTTGGAACAAAATCATTAAAATACGGATTTGGATATGGGGGTATTAATCTCCCGAGAGATACAAAAACGTTAACTGATTATTTAACAAAATACGATATAGACACAACATTAATTACATCAATTAAAGAAAGTAATGAAAATCATTCCAAATTCTTAAAAGAACATTACATATCTCAAAACCCAAATAAAGACATTCCTTTTATTATTGAAGACATAGGGTTTAAGAAAGGTACGGACAATTTAGTTAATTCACAACCGTGGAATCTTTGTATTGAATTACTCAATGAAGGATATCATATTGGGGTAATTGATAACCACCAACTCGGTAATCAATTCAATGAATTGTCTTTGTCTTATAATAACAGACTTAAATTTTATAAATCAGGGACAAAACCTGAAGGATATCTAATCAAACTATAATGAAATTATTAATTAAATTCCCAACAAGAAATCGTAAGAATAAATTTTTTACAGTATTAAAACAATATCAAAGATTATGTGAAGATATTGAGAACACATTTTTTCTAATAACTTTAGATAATGATGATGATGAAATGAATTCACCTGAGGTTGCCGATATTTTTACCACATTTAAGAATATAAAATATGTTTATGGAAATAGTGTTTCTAAAATTCATGCGGTAAATAGAGACATTGAAACTGTAGATGAATGGGACATCGTATTATTGGCGTCTGATGATATGACCCCAAAAGTTAAAGGATATGATAATATTATTCGTAATAAAATGAAAGAACATTATCCCGACACTGATGGTGTTTTATGGTTTAATGATGGCCACCAAGGAAATAAATTAAACACTCTATGTATTTTAGGTAAAAAATATTACGAAAGATTTAACTATATCTACCACCCTGAATACAAATCAGTTTGGTCAGATAATGAGTTTATGCTAGTTGGTAATCTTTTACAAAAACAAACTTATTTTGATGAAGTTATCATTGAACATGAACATCCTGATTGGGGGTATGGCAAACGAGATACTATTCATCAAGTAAATTCAATAAATGAAAGCCATGATAGAAACTTATTTATGAGTAGAAAACAAAATAACTTTTATCTATGAAAAAAGTAATTAGTTTTTCCCTTTGGGGTGATAACCCTAAGTATACTATAGGTGCCATAAGAAATGCGGAATTAACATCAATCATTTATCCCGGATGGATTTCAAGATTTTATTGTGGTGAGTCTGTTCCAACAGATATTATTAAAACGTTAATTTCTTTACCAAACACTGAAGTTGTTATGATGGGTGTTGATGGGGACTGGACAGGTATGTTTTGGAGATTTTATGCTTGTGAAGATTCAGAGATAATGTTATCAAGAGATACTGACTCAAGATTAAATTTAAGAGAAAAATTAGCGGTTGACGAATGGTTATCATCTGATAAAGATTTTCATATAATGAGAGACCATCCTTATCATAATACCGAAATTTTAGGTGGTATGTGGGGAGTAAGAAATGGATTATTAAAAAATATAAAAGAATTAATTAATGATTACACTAAAGGTGATTTTTGGCAGGTTGACCAAAATTTTTTAAGAGAAAAAATATACCCTTCAGTAATTAATAATAGTTTTACACATGATTCTTATTTGAATTATAATACTAATTCAAAACCATTTCCATCCGAAAGAATAAACAGAGAATTTGTTGGTGACGTTTTTGACGAAAATGAAAATAGACACCCCGAATATTATTTAAACATTTATTAAAAAAAAACAATATGAAAAAATTATTAGTAACAGGTGGTCACGGTTTAGTGGGGTCGTCAATAACCGCAGATTTTAAGACAGGTCGAGAATTTGATTTAACCAATTTTGATGAAACTCAAAAGATGTTTGATAAATATAAACCAACGCAAGTAATTCATTGTGCTGGTAAAGTTGGAGGAGTTGGTGGTAATATGAACTACAAAGGAGAATATTTTTATGACAACATAATGATAAACACCAATGTTATTGAATCTGCAAGAAGAAATGGAGTTGAGAAATTAGTATCTTTTTTATCAACTTGTGTATTTCCGGATAATGTAGAATACCCTTTAACTGAATCTAAAATTCATTTAGGAGAACCACATAATTCGAATTACCCTTATGCTTACGCTAAGAGAATGGCTGATATTCAAATTCGGGCGTACAGAGAACAATATGGTTTAAATTATGTTTCGGTTATTCCAACAAACATATATGGACCAAATGATAATTTTTCATTATCTCAAGGTCACGTAATGCCGATGTTAATACATAAACTTTATTTGGCACAAAAAAATAATACCGATTTCACAGTATGGGGGTCAGGTAATCCTTTAAGAGAATTTATTTTTTCAAAAGACGTTGCAAAACTTTCCGAATGGGCGGTAGACCACTATAACGAATCTGAACCAATCATATTTACAACATCAAATGAGATTAGTATTAAGGATTTAGTTGATTTATTGGTAAAAGAATTTAACTTTAAGGGGAAGGTTACTTTTGATTCGTCAAAACCGGATGGTCAATTTAGAAAACCATCAGATAACGGTAAATTAAAATCGTATTTACCCGATTTTCAATTTACACCAATCGAAGAAGGTATAAAAGAAACCGTAAGTTGGTTTATAAAAAATTATGAAAATGTTAGAAAATAAAATAGCCTTAATCACAGGAATTAACGGTCAAGATGGTTCTTATCTTGCAGAATTCTTACTACAAAAAGGGTATGAAGTTCATGGGACTTTGAAACGTAATTCCGTTGCGGAAAATCAAACATCAAGATTAGACTCTATCTATGATAAAATTAAATTACACTACGCAGATTTAACTGATTTATCATCATTAATCAGTGTTATTCAAAAAGTAAATCCGGATGAGATTTATAATTTGGCGGCGCAATCTCACGTTAGAATATCTTTTGACCAACCATTATACACGGCAAACGTTACAGGTGTTGGAACTTTAAATGTGTTAGAGGCAGTTAAGTTAATTAAACCAAACACTAAAATTTATCAGGCTTCTTCTTCTGAAATGTTTGGAAACTCTATTGACTCGGATGGATATCAACGAGAAACAACCCCATTGAATCCTGTATCACCATATGGATGTGCAAAAGTTTTTAGTTATAATATTTGTCGTAACTATCGTAATTCATACGGAATGTTTATTTCTAACGGTATTTTATTTAATCACGAATCACCAAGAAGAGGAACTAATTTTGTCACAAACAAAGTTTGTAAAGAGGCGGTTAAAATTAAATTAGGATTATCAACAGAATTGAAGTTAGGTAATTTGGACGCAACAAGAGATTGGGGTCACGCTAAGGATTATGTTGAAGCAATGTGGTTAATATTACAACAGGAAACTTCAGACGACTTTGTTTGTTCAACAGGAATATCACATTCAGTTAAAGATTTATGTGAATACGTTTTTAATAAATTAGAGTTAGATTACAATGAATATGTAAAACTTGATGAGAAATTTTTAAGACCCGAAGAATTACATAACCTTAAAGGAGACTCAACAAAACTAAAAGAGATTACAGGTTGGACACCCGAATACACTTTTGAAAGTATGTTGGATGAAATGATTGAATATTGGTTAAACCACTATAAATTAAATAAAAAGTAAAAATGCAAAAACCGACAAGAGGTACAAAACCAAAACCAACTTCAACACCATTAAGTGATAAAGTGGATACAAGAACAAAAAAACAACTAATTTGTTCTTTGGTTAAAAAGAAAACTAAACAAAAGTTTCTATCGGAGAGTCAAAGAAAATATTACGATATTCTCAATAATAATCAAATCACAATTTGTTCAGGACCTGCAGGGGTAGGTAAAAGTTACATAGCGATGAAAGCGGCAGTAGACTTATTATTAGACGAGAACAATGCGTATGAAAAAATAATCATTGTTAGACCAGCTGTTGAGGCAGAAGAAAAACTTGGAAGTTTACCCGGAGGTGTTGAAGAAAAATTAGACCCTTACATTTTTCCGTCATATTATCTTTTAAATAAAATAATTGGGAAAGAAACAAGAGAAAAATTAAAAGAAATTGAGGCAATTGAAGTTTTTGCATTAGCATATATGAGAGGAATGAATATTGACAATTCAATATTGATTTTTGAAGAAGCTCAAAATTCAACACCTAGTCAAATGAAACTTCTTCTAACAAGAATTGGTTTTAATTCAAAATTCTTTATCTCAGGAGATTTAGAACAATTTGACAGACATAAAGATAAAACACAAACAGGATTATGGGACGCATTGAAAAAGTTCCAAGATTTAGATGATGTTGGGACTTTTGAATTTAACCCGGAAGACGTAGTGAGAAATCCGTTAATTTCTAAAATATTAAAAAGATACGAACCATGAGAATTGGGGTAGAATTAAATGGAGTGTTAAGAGACACTCTAAAAAAAATACAACAGGAATATGAAAAATGGTATTTAGAAAATCCATTTAACGACCCTGATGAAGAATTTGATTACCAAGTAATTTCAGACCTTAAAACTTTAGACATTAAAAGTCATTTAAAATTTAAGGACGAAGATGAATTGTATAATTTTCTTTACAAAGAACATACTATGGAAATTTTTGGTCACGCAGGTTCTGTTGAAGTGTCGAGTATGATGGATTTTAATGAATTTTATTTGGATGTTAGAGATAATCATGATATTTTAATTGTCTCAGATGAAATGGGTAAATCAAAACCAGCGTCATTATTTTTTATCTCGAAATTTGGATGTTTGGTCGAAACAGTAAAATTTTATAGTGAAACCACAATAAATTCTATGTGGGATTCAATAGACGTTTTACTTACGGCAAATCCTAAACTATTATTAAAACATCCTGAGGATAAAAAGGTAATTAAATTTAATACCAATTATAACTCAGAAATTAACATCGAGCATTCAATATCAAGTATTAAAGAGCTCAAATCTAAAATATCAGAAATTTATGATTAATGTATTAGGAGAAACTTATTATGTTGACTTAGACTTAGTTGAGGAGTATATTGGAATACCAAACAATGAAGTGTCAATGTCAGGTGAAACATCTGAAATGAAAATAAACATTATTAAGTTTGACTTGGTTAAAATGTTGTTGGACACAGTATTAACTGAACACGAAGACGGTGATGAAACTTTAGGTATGAAACAATCATCAAACACAAGCATTCCCTTTAGAATTGCTTTCAACAGTTTATTAAATAAAAAACTTATAAATCACTATTAAAATATGGAAAATTCGTTAGAAGAAAAAGTAAAACAATCCATCCAAACATTAAGAGACAAACAAGCCCGAATTTATCTATTAGTTCAAGACACTAAAGGTAATGCAAGAGCTTCTGTCCGTTATATGTATCAAATGGGTAAAACATTAAAAGACAATGGGTTTAACCCAATCATACTTCATGAAAAGGCCGATTACGCAGGTGTTATTGCATGGTTAAGTGAAGAATATATGGAGTTACCTCATAAAGCCATTGAAGGTCAAAACTTAGAAATATCTCCTGAAGACTTTTTAGTTATACCTGAAGTATTTGGTTATGTTATGGACCAAGTAAAACAATTACCGTGTGCTAAAATTGTATTAACACAATCTTATGCGTATATGTTGGAAACGTTACAACCAGGTCAAACTTGGGCACAATTTGGTTTTATGAAATGCATCACAACCAATAACAAACAAAAAGAATATATTGAGAAAGTTATGAGAAATTGCTCTTTTGATATTATTGAACCTTATATTAGTGAGTCGTTTGAACCTAAATCTTTACCACCAATGCCAATTATTGGTATTCATACTAAAGACCAAAGCGACGCAGTTAATTTAATTAAAACGTTCTATTTGAAATTCCCACAATATCGTTGGTTTACCTTTAGAGATTTACGAGGTTTATCTGAAACAGAATTTGCAAATTCTCTTAAGGATTGTTTTGTAAGTGTTTGGGTTGATAACGAAAGTGGTTTTGGAACATTCCCATTAGAATCAATGAAATGTAATGTCCCTGTTATCGGTAAAGTACCTAATTTACCACCTAGTTGGATGAATGAAGAAAATGGAATATGGATAACAGACCAAACGTTACTTGCGGATATTGTTGCAGATTTTATTCAAAATTGGCTAGAAGATAATATTAAACCTGAAGTTTATGAAGAAATGAAAAAAACCTCAGAACAATTTTCAGATAAACAAAAATTCGAATCAACTGTAGTTACCTTATTTGAAGATTACTTAAACACAAGAGCTGACGCGTTCGAACAACAAATTACAAAAACAGAAGAATAATATGGAAAACAAATTATCACTTTCAATTATATTACCAATCAAATCTTCAAAATCAAAAGATTTTGAAAATTATTTTAACAAAGCAATTGAGTCTATTAAAAACCAACAAGTTGGTATTGAAGAATTAATTATCATACACACTCCGGAAGAGTCATTGGTCTCTTATTTAAATGGATATGATTTTGGGGAATTATCAGTTAATAAATTACTTTGGGATAAAGACCCGAGTTATATGGACCAAGTTAATCACGGTATTAAAAACGCTAAGGGTAAATGGGTTTCATTGTTTGAATTTGATGATGAATATTCATCAATTTGGTTTAAAAATGTTAAAACTTATAGTGAGGCGTATCCTGAAATACAGATGTTTTTACCAGTAGTTGTAGAAACAGATGAAAAAGGTGTCTTTGCTGGTTTCACAAATGAGGCAACATTTGCAGCTAACTTCTCTCAAGAAGTTGGATTTTTAACTAATGATACATTACAAAATTATCAGAATTTTCAAACTGCCGGTTCGGTATTTAAAAAAGAAATTATTGAAGATTTTGGTGGTTTCAAATCATCAATTAAATTGACATTTATTTACGAATTTTTATTAAGGTTAACGTATAATTCAGTCTCAATTATGACCATCCCTAAACTTGGTTATAAACATACTAATATGAGGGAAGGTTCAATATTTTGGAATTATAAGTTTGGAGAGTCTGTAATGACAGAGGATGAGGTTAAGTTTTGGATTCAAACTGCAAAACGAGAATATTTCTTCGTTGAGGATAGAGCCATAAAATATGAACTATCAAATGAGTAAATGCAAGAAACTCTATCTGCGTCAACAGAAGATGTTTTATCAAAAAAAAGAGGTAGGAAAACCGTTAACTTAAATTATTTTGCGGAAAGAGAAGAATTAGCTGTAAGAAATTTTTTAATTGCCGAAACTTTTGAGGAAAAAAATAAAATTTATAATGAATTTTTAAGAGCTCCTCTTGATAAAATGATATCTTCTATTATTAGACGATACAAATTATATCGTAAGGATATGAATTTTGTTGAAATTCATACCGACACACATTCTTTTTTGATGACCAAAGTTGATAAATTCAAACCGGCAAAAGAAAAGAAGGCATATTCATATTTTGGAACTATTTGTAAAAATTATTTAATGGGTCAAATCATTAAAGACCAAAAAGAAACAAATAGAAAAGTATCTTACGAAGATATTTCCGCAAGTATTGAAGAAAGACCTGATATGATTTATAGAATTGATGATGATGTGGTTGAGAGCCATGTTATCATCAATGAATATCTCAAAGAATTAAAAGAATTTATTGAACGGGAATCGTTAAATGATAATGAAAAAAAATTAGGTTACGCTTTAATTGATTTGTTTGACAATTATGAGGAAATATTCTCAGGTGCAGATAATAATAAGTTTAATAAAAATGTCATTCTTCTTTCATTAAGAGAAATGACGAATCTAAGTACTAAAGAAATTCGTAGTTCTATCAAACGATTCAAAAAACTTTATCTAATTATTCAGGTAAAGATGAAAAACTAAACGGAAAGTATTTATTAGTATGGCAAGACCTACAAGAAAAGAAATTAATTTTTCTAAAGATTCTATATTATCGCTTATGCAAGAAATCTATAATGAACTTGTTGAGCAAAGACAGACTGCAATTAGAATCCAAAATAAAATGTTAGCAATGTTGAAAGACCCTGCTGATATGGTAACTATTGGACCAGTGATTGAAAAACAACAAAAAATCGTTAATGATTGTGTTGAGAAAAAAATTAGTTTGTCAAAACTACAATCGAGTATTTGGGAAAAATCTAATAATAATACCGAATCATTTTCATTAGCAGATTTAGATGAAGATTTAATACAGAATCTTATTGAAAAAGATGTTTCTGATGATTTAGAAACATATAAAATGAAATAAGATGCAAAATTCTTTATCAACATCAAATAACTCAACAACAACATCTGGTGGAGGTGTGGTGGATTTAAACAACGCTGAAGAAAAAATCCAAAGACGACTTGCTGCAATCCAAACATTTAATGAAGTATCTCAATCGGAAAAAGATTTGCGTAAAAATGCCGGAAGTTCTTTATCTAAATCAAATGCTCAATTAGCAACCCAACTTGATAAAATCAAAGACCTTCAAAAAAGATATTTAAAAGACCCACCAAATTCAACAGATAAAATGTTGGATTTTTTGAGTACTACTAAGGGTAATGGTTCAGACTCTTTGGCATACATAAAGAAAAAAGTTCTTGACGTTGCGGTAAAAATTGAACCAACAATTGCTGCAATTGTTAAAGAACAAACTATTAAAGCGTTAGGGTGTTCTCAAGAACAAACATATCAAGGTTTTAATCTAAATGGTGCTCAGATAAGTCCTCTTGCAACCCTACCACCAATTAATGGTATTTACATTCCGGTAGAATCAATAGATTTTTTCTCTAACTTAAAAAGCTCACCCGACACACCATTTGGTAAAATGTTTTATGAAAAACCAGTACCATCTGCAAGTCCGATATTTAAACCTTATGGAGGTACAAAGCCGTTCCCAATGAACAAGCAAATGTACCAAATAATGGAAACTCAAAACATAGGTCGTTCATATTCACAAATTAATGGTAAAAATTATTTAGGAAAATCAGGTCAAAATTTATTTGATTTTCAATATACAACAACAAATGATTTTGGTGTGACCGGTAACTATTTTAGAATGTTATTACTTGACCGAGATAATAACGTAAATAATGTTGGTGAATTTTTATCTGATTACTACAGTACAATTAAATTAATTGACCCTGTAGATGTTGGAATGCAATTAACTAACATAGTTTCGGGTGCAATTAGTATTAATTCACAAATTGGTATTGGGGAAATAACTAATCAATCTAAATTCATGTTAATCGCTCAACGTGTTTTAGGTCTTTGTTTTGATTCAAGACAAGAAATTGATGTTAGTGGTACTGCAAAAATTGCCGAGTTGGATGGGGTAGACGATAGTTTTTTTGAATTATCTGAAGTTGATTTAAGAAATATTGACATTGAAATAACAAATGTACAAAACGGAGTAATGGAATTTGTTGATTGTGACAACGTTAAATTACCTGTAGATAGTGAATCATTAGTTTCACAACTTATAGATTTCCGAGATGATGTTGATAATCAAACAACTGAACAACAAGTTAATTCAATTAATAACATTCTTAATTCTATATCACAAAACCCTCAATGGGCACCTTTACTTCCATCAAACTTTAATGCGTCCGTTGCGATAGATAAGAACATAATTCAAAAAATACCTTTAGCCGTGGCAGCAGGAGTTTTATCTCCTAAAGTATTGTTACCTCTTTACACTTTGTTATCAGTTGTTCAATCAGGTGCAACTTACACCTATAACCAACAAGTAACTTCTGTAAATGAAGTAATCCAATCAGGAAACAGTAATACCGCCCAAGGAAGTAATATTGTCGCTGGTGGTGCGGACTTTTTGAAAAAATATAAAAAATTCTCAATAGACACTATTTCATTAATCAATAATGAATTTTTAAAAGTATTATTCCAAGAATTAAAGAAAGATATTTTACTATTAGTTGCTGCTATCTTAAAAGATGTGACTAAATCTCAACGATTAAAGAAATATGCGATTATATTAAAACTAATCCAATTAGCATTAATTATTGCACAATTAATTGATGACTATAGAAAGTGTAAATCATTAATGAGTAGTATTTTATTATTGTTGGATGCAATAAATGGGTTAGGTCCAAAACAATTAATTAGTAAGAATGATATACCAATACCATTATTATACTTGGCGGACTTTTTACCGGGTTACTCCCCTGAAAGAGCAACTATTAATACAATTGAATTATTACAAGGCATTGGTATTCCTACCGGAACATTACCTGACGGGTCACCTAACTTAATGTTGTTGTATAATTTAATGTCAAATAAAGGTGTCGATACTGAAAGAGCGGAAAATGAAAAGGTACAAATCGTACTTAAAACCCCGGCAACCGGAGTGGGAAAATGTCAATAATATGAGAAAAGAAGAATTTGAAAATATAATTAAGGAACAATCAAACCTTAAAGACTTACCTAACCAAAAATTGGTTGAGTTCATGGATTTACTATCTTCAGATTTTGAAGGTACTAAACAAAATATAATTGATTCGACCCTTTATTTAGATAAGGTGGAAGAATTGTATAATAATACTTTAAAAGTATATCAAGAAAGAAATAAATAATGAGTGATTCTATATTTTATCAGTGTATTGTTTTAGATAATCAAGACCCTCTAATGCTTGGAAGAGTTAGAGCAAGAATTGTTACGGACAATTATGAAGACATTCTTAAAAGTGTTGATAGCCCAAAATGGAATCCTGAAAAAGACCCATGGACATCAAGAGACCCATTGGTATTTAATTCATTATTACCTTATTTTATTTATCAAGTACCAAAAGTTGATGAATTAATTCAAGTAATGTTCTTAAACTCTGATTTTAAATATCAAAATCAGTATTACGTTCAAAATAATTTCTCAAGTCCTACCGCAACATTTAAAGAATTTAATTTTGGTGCAAACAAATTTACCGGAACAGGATTTCAAATTCAAAATCCAAGACCATTAAAAAATCAAAATGGTACTTACACCGATAACGGAATCCACGAAGGTGTATTCCCACAACCGGGAGATAACGCTATTTTAGGTCGAGGAAGTGCCGATTTAATTGTTAAACAAGATGAGGTATTATTAAGAGCAGGTAAATTTATGGGTGATTTATTACAACCTAATGTAGTACCAACCGCAAATACAAAACGAGGATTTTTACAATTAACAAAATTTAATAGTGTTAAACAAACTTTATCACCTAAAACTTATTTTGAACTTAAAGAAAATGTTCTTTTAACTAAATATTTAATCGAATGGGTTGTCAATAATCCTGAAAATACTCAGGACAAATTTGGAGGGTCTGTTTATTTATACCAATTAAAATCAGACTTGTCTGTTAACACTAATAACCTAACAGTTGGTAGTTTAGTAAATGAAAACTTAAAACAATTAATTACCGTACAAGATTTTAATTTATTATCAAAAGCCGAAGTAATTAAATTTATTAATGCGTTTATTAAAAAATGTAACGATAAAAGTCCTTCAATTGGTGGAGTTGTAACATTTACTCCAAACGCTCAGGACCCTAATTTTCCAATATTTTTTAGACCTTCAAATCCGATGTATAATATAATTAATTCATCGTCGGGTGTTGAGACCGTAAATCTTTCCGAAATTTATAAAGGGATTAAATTAAATTCTGCTGACCCGGGTGGTTATGGATTCATATATGTAAAAGGTAAAGTAACGTTACGAACTCCTTTAGTTCCCGTTAAAAAAGTAGTTCCTCAAAGCACTTATGTTAATACCGAATCAACCTATGGTGCACTTGGTTCTGATATACTTTATTTATTATCACATCAGTCACAGATTCCGGGTAAACAAAAAATTAATTTTGACAATACATTATACGGTATTAGTACTGAAAAATTTGCCGATGATATCGAACCAAATACTTCAAGTATGGTTAGAGGAGAAGAACTTTTAGAACTAATGGGATTGGTTGTTAGATTCTTAGTAAGTCACACTCACGCGTATCCAGGATTACCACCAGTACCTAAAACTCAGGATGGTTCTACGGTCGGTAATATCCTAACTGAGATGCAAAATGCATATACTAAAATACTTAATACAAATATTCGACTTAATTGATATTTATAATTAAAAAGGTAAATGTCAATTTTAAGGTCTTACATAGATAAAAACAACACCATCATTTCAAACTCCTATGTTAATACAGGAAGGAACCCTGTTATTGAGTTAAATTTTGGTGCATCTGATTTAATAGTTCCCAACTTTGGTTATTCAAGATTCATCTTTGATTTAGATTTATCTCTACTACGCCAAAATATCCAATCCGGAGTAATATCAACAGGATGTACTACGGGGATGACTCATACACTAAACATGACCAACACATCTTCGTTTGATAATGAATTGTTAAATACATTCATGACTAACGAACGAAGAAGAGCAACCTCATTTGATTTAATCTTATTTAGAATACCTCAAATATCCGGAACTACCGGAGGTGCTCAACCATGGGATGAAGGTGTCGGATATGATTACAGTAACTTTAATTTAACTCAAGGAAGTCCAAACGGGGCATCAACCCCTCTAACCTTTGTGGATAGTCGTGCATATTCATTAAGACCTTCAAACTGGTTTCAAACGACAACAATCAATGATTGGTCTCAACCGGGAATCTACGATAACAACAACCAAGGAGTTGTAAATTATTCAGGATTAACAATTGTTGCTCAACAACATTTTGAATTAGGTAATGAGGATTTATTCATGGATATGTCTAACGAAATTAATGGAGTGTTAAACGGAACCATAACCGGTGTTACGGGGTGGGGAGTCGCTTACTTACCTCAAATAGAAAACATCTCAGGTCTTACCGATAGTTATAGTACCGCATTCTTTTCAAGACATACACAAACTTTTTACCAACCATTCCTACAAACAACATATAATGATTTAATTCAAGACGACCGAAATATATTTTTGAAGAACCAAGAAAATAAATTATTTTTATACATTTATCAAAATGGTGATTTTGTTAATTTAGATTCAAACCCATTTGTTAGAATTGAAGACCGAAATGGTGATGTTGTTAATGGTATGTCATCACTAAACACTTGTCTAAGAACAAAAGGAGTTTATGAGGTTATAGTACCTAACGGATTCACCGGAAGTCCATCACCTTGTTTATTCTATGATATATGGTCAGGTTTAACCATTAATGGTCAGGCAATACCTAATGTCCAAAATCAATTTATTCTTCAAGAATACAATGCAGGAATCCAAATTGGGTCAACATCAAGAGAACCTCAAAAATACGGATTTGATTTCTACGGTATTTTACAAAATGAACAAATTCTTAATACGGATATTAGAAAGGTTGGTGTGACAATTAAAAAGGCATATACCGGACAACAATTATTGTTAGACGTTTCATCTTTCTATAGAGTATACGTTAAAGAGGGAACTACTGAAGTTTTAGTTCAAGATTGGACACCTATCAATAGAACTCCAAATGAATATTACTTTATGTTTGATATGAGAGATAAAATACCAAATCAATATTATGTTGATATTCAAGTGAACACTTCAGGAGAAAAAGATACTTATAAAAAACAATTAACTTTTAATATTGTAAATCACAAATAATGAAAAAAATAGTTAAAATAACAGAATCTGATTTAAACAGAATTGTAAAAAAAGTTCTTAAAGAACAAGAAGTTGCCGATTATATGTTTTTTAGTAATCTACAACAAATTAAAAGACAATGTGAAATATTGTTAGAAATGGACCCTCAACAAATTGATGAAATTATTAATGAAGGGGGACATGATTGGGCGGATGACCACGTAACTGAAGCTAAAAATAATATGGACCAAGTATTTGATTTCTTAATGAACGAGACAAAAAAAGAATATATCGATTACGAAGACATTAGTGAAGGTGAAAAGAAAACAGGTACCAAATTATGTACAAGAGGTAAAGCTGCTGCTAAGTCAAAATTTGATGTTTACCCTTCCGCTTACGCAAATGGATATGCAGTTCAAGTATGTAAGGGAACCAAACCCGGATTGGACGGAAAAAAAAGGTGTTCATCTCCTTACTGTTAACTAATAAAAAACCTCCAATCTCGGGGGTTTTATTTTAATTGTTTTTTTTTTTGGTATTTTCAAAAATATGATTATCTTTGTGGTGTTAAAAAACACTAAACAATGAGAAGATATTTCAAAAGATTATTTAAGAGATTATGTTTAAGAATTTACTTAAAATTCAAAAGCATATCAAGAACTAATATGTCGTCTGTTGATGCAAATGAAATTAAGTCCTCCGCAATTTGTAGAAAATTAATATCACATCCGGATTCGACTTTTTTAATTGCACCATTATCTCAGAAAAGATACATCAAAAATGATTCTTTAGGTGTGTTCATTGTTTTATCCAACAATAGAATTAACATTACCAATCACGTTTACAATTATGATGTTAACTTAACTCAAATTATTTCAGATAAGTTAAACAATATGTTTGACAATAAAGTAGAATCTTTACGATTAGAATTTGAAACTGAAATTAAAAGTCAAATTAAACATTCGTTAACCACAATACTTGAAAGACTAACCTAATTAATTTTTATATTGTTCCTTAATTACTTTGATGATTAAACCTCTTAACGATTCGTTTTGAGGTTTTTTTGGTTTATAACTAACCATAGTTGGTTTGTTACCTTTACCAATTTTAGGGTCTTTCTTTTCTTCTCTACGTTTTTGTGAACAAGCAGATTTTTTTTGACTATCACTCATTTTTCCAGCAACTCCGGCTGCTCGACATTTTGGATAACTTTTTGGGCTTGCATCAGGTCGACCACATGGAGGATGTTTTCCGTCAACTTTACGACAAATATTAACCCAAGGACCTTTTGGTTGTTTAGACCCTTTAGGTTTCTTTTTAGTACCAAACCAAACCGCTAAATCTTCTCTTAATAAATCTTCTTTCAATGGTAATCCATCCATAGTTGGATTAACCGCAGAACCTTCTTCATCATTTTGTCCTCGGTAATCTTTCTTTTGTTTCATTAATAATTTAGATATTTTTATTGTTCTATTTTCAATTTCTTTTCGTTTTTGTGGTGTTTCTTTAAAATCCCCATCAGCCTCTTCATACGCTAATTCCGCATTCGTATATTTGTACACATCATCAGTAAAAGGTCCTAATTGTTTTTTTTCCCAAATTTGAGGCGCTAGTACTATTGGAACTTTAATTGAACCTGAATTTCCGGAACTGGTTGCTTCACTAATCTTATTCTTTTTCATATATTTTCAATTAACAATAAATATACAATTAAAGAATAATGGAACAAGAAAGACAACCAATGGGGTTATTATTTGACAGTGTAGGGTATAATAAACCTGAAGATGTTGATATTCTAATTGATGAAATGACAATAGAACAATCTTTTTATTTATTAACACAGTCATTACACTATGTTCACAATACTCGATTATTTACAATGCAAGAAACAGAAGTAGTATCAAAAGCGTTAAGAGTTCTTCATAAAAAGATATCAAGTAATGATGAAGTTATAGAATAAAAAAAAAAGGTCTCACGGGACCTTTTTTTTTTTTTAATATATTATCGCTCTAATAAATTCTTCTGATAATGAAGGTTTGTGAATCACAATTGTCTTACCTTCATTTTTCTCAATCAATTTATCTAAGGTTGTTTTAAATGTGGTCATTATCAAAGAACGTCCATTAACTTTTATTCCCAACCCATCAGTGTATTTAATTTTAGTTTCTTTCAGTTTTGTTAAATCATTACCACAAGTTGGACAAAATTTAAAATTAGATTTTACTTTTGTATTACATTCTTCACAATATTGTCTGATATCCTGAGATGTCTTATTTTTAGTTGTTAGTGGTTGTATCTTATACAATATCTGATGAGAAGTGTAAGAATTAAATTCCTCATATGAGTTTTGGAAATTTTGATTAGATTTCTCTCCTTTCTCAACTCTACCGGTTTCAATTGATTTTTTGGAACGAGTACGAGGTATACTTAAATCAACTGATGATGTATTAGTATAGTATGCATTTGAACCTCCAATCAAACTTGAGGTATTAGTTGTAAATGTTGTTGGAGAAACATACCCACCTGTGTGATTTAAATTTCCACACAATACATTATTCGCCCATGGACGATATGTACCGGAATGGTTTAGATTAAGATTATTTGTGTGAACAATCTTTTCATCATAGAACTCTACCCTAACATCCCCGTTTAACGATATTGCCGATTGATTTTCGGAAGTATTATTAACAGAGTAGGTACTGAACTGAAATTTATTATTAGTGTCTAAAAACCTCTCTAAAAAGATTCTTTCACCCGGTCTTAAAACTAAACCACTTTGAGAGATATAATCTCCGTTCAATTTAATTTTACAAAGTACTGTTTTTCTTGTTGGGTTATGAATTTCGAATTCGAAATTGTCTTGGTCTTCCATGAAGACTACGTGTCCATTGTAGATTTTTAGACGCGATTTTTTCTTTGTGATGTGAGCGTTTGGTTTGCTCACCGCAGTTGTGTAATTCATTTTACTTAATTTTATAATAGTTAATGACTATGTTACTGATACCTTCGTGTCCGTGAATACTCAAAAGTCAAAATGACTCGGGACCAATAATCTAAAATCTATGAATAAATATATGTGAAAAAATTTTGCAGTGTAGTAAAAACTATTTATATTTGTAGAAAATTTATAAATTATGAAAAAAATATTCTTACTTATCTCAATCATCATCTTAATGACTTCTTGTGTGTCTTCAAAAGAATTCCAAGTTCCCATGACAGAAAAAATGTATCAAGAGAGCAAATTAGAAGCAAAATTAATAAGAAAATCAAAAAAGAAAAATTTTCTAAAAAATTACACTAAAAATTTTGTTAATTCTATACCTGATGAAGACCTTAAATTAATGACTAAGGACACTATTATTGTTGTTTATGACACCACTACTGTTCGGTAGTTGGTGTTATAACAATACCACTTGGATATGTATTCCCATCATATTTAAATTCAGTCATAACAAAGTATCCATCAAAATTTTCGATTTTATACATTAATTTTTTTGATAAAAATTTATCTAATTTATTTTGTGGTATATTAGCAGTCATTACCGGATAATTAATTTTTACTGTATCACCTATATTAAATTTAAAAGTACGATTTCTACCATCACCTAAAGGGTTAACAAACGTTCCATAATAAGCGGCCTTTTTAATTTTAAACGTTCCGGTTAAAATATTATTACCCATCTTTAAATCTGTTAGTTCATACCAATTATTTGTCACTATTCCTATGTTTATACCTAAATTTGGACCAACATTAAATCCTTCAGTATTTGCAATCTCTAACACCTTTTTACTATCATTTACCTTAACCTCATCAGATAACGCTTTCATCTCATCAGGACTAACATTATCGTCGATTGACCCCTCAATCGGTTTACCACATTTATCTAAAACTGCTAATATTTTTTGAGATGTGTTACCTCTTGCAGATTGAGGGTTAACACAACCATGATACACAACAACACCTTCCCCATTAACAATTTTAACTTCTTGAATGGATGTATGACAATTAGCACTTGATATACATCTTGTTGATAATATTAAAGTTTTTTGATTCCAATTTGGGTCAGAAATTATTTTTTGAACCATATCGTTAGTAACGGTAAGTTTTGCGGTTCTATCACAAGCTGTCCTATCTTTTAATACTTTTTCTCTACATTCTGAATTATTTAAATCTGCAATCCCTATTGATGTACTAGCTAAAAATACTTCAAATTTTGCATTATCACAATAGTGACCACCTCTACAAGGGAATTTTGAATCTTTCTGACCGTAGTAACTTACATCAATAGTTAAATCAACTAAACAACCATAAACATCCTCTTTTTTAGTTGAGGATAATGTAATAATAAATTTAACATACTGGTCATCCAAATACTTAGGGTCTTTAGGATTATCTGTACCTCTAATATAATCGTGTTTTTGAGTACCAAGCTCAACATTTGTTTGAGGGGTTGGTATATTTGGCATTGTAGTCAAATACTTTGATTCAACTAATCCTTGGAAATAGTTAGTTAAATATTCTTGTAATTTTTGGCCTCTTAATTTTGCAAGTTCTCCTTGAGCCAAAGTTTTTTTTAATTCATTGTCAAAATTAGTTACTTTAGATTCACCAACCTCAATCTGAATATTAACTTGACTACCATTATTTTCTTGTGCAAATTGAGCAATCTCCTGTAATTTAGCGTCCAAATCTTTTTTACCTTCACCCAATTTGTTAATAGAATAAAATCCGGCAGGAAATGATTTTTTATCCAACTCAAAATTTTTATCTGTTGTAGTTATTTTTTCACCAATCTTAACCTGTTGTTCCTTAATTAAATATAAGTTTTTAGTTGCACTCTCGTGAAGATTTAATATCCTATTTCTTTCGTCTTCGTCTATATTCCATGTTTGTTTAATCATTTCAACTATTTTATAATAAATATAACCAAAAAGTTTTGTAGGTAATTAAAAAATATTTATATTTGTACAAATATTAAAACATCTACACATATGAAAAACTTAATTACCATCATTCTTTTTATTTTTATTTCGAATCTATCATTTGGTCAACTTACTATCAGAGAGGCAGGAGACTTTTATGAATTAAACGATTTATGGAAACGTGATTCCATATCAGTTAAAAAATTAATGGATAACTATAAAATAGATACCACTAATTTAACTAATGTTAAATTTTTTGACGAATTTGATTTAAATGTAGAATTACACGAAAAGTATTCTTACACAGGATATTCATATGTTTTACACAAGACAACCGGAGTAGTTACTATGAAAACAGTTTCTTATAAAGGAACTTTACCAAGTCCTAACAAATATGTTATGGTTTTTTGTTTTGATGATTATGTCGATAAAAAAATTATTAATATTAAGGTATTTTAAGAATAATAAAAAAAAGGGTCTATTAAGACCCTTTTTTTTATTGTTGTTGCTTCATTATTTGAGGAAGTTTAATAATTAATCTTCTATTAGGAGCTGTTTCATTTTCATCTTTTACATTAGGATATTTTTTACCCTTAGCAAATTGGTCTGTTTGTCCAATACCTTTAGGGATAAAGTTTAACTTAGTTCCCGGTAAACTAGTCTTAAGAATTGACACAATTGCCTCAGCTCTTCTTTTAGATAAATTCATATCATAATCAATTCTTTTTTGGTCAGGAGGTCCATCTATAGATGCAGAACATATAACCTCAACATCCCCTTGAACATTTGCGTAGTTTTCCTTAACAGATTCGATAAAATCTTTAAATTCTTGTTTAGCCTCATCTGTTAAATCAGTCTCATTAAATTTAAATGGACTTGTAATATTTAATTCAAATGGTATTGGGTCCGGTGTTGGGTCCGGTGTTGGGTCCGGTGTTGGGTCCGGTTCTCCTGAATAATATGAAGTATGTCCTGCGGAAGGATACAAGTCCAAATAAATCCCATCACGACCTCTTTTAACATATGTAAGTGGAGATATTGAACCATCCTCTGATTCTTTATAACCTTCACTCTTTAATATTTCTATTTCTCTTCGTAGTACTTTAGCAGTAAAAACTATTGGTCTACCAATCATTTTTGGGTCTCTTGGTTTTTTTGGAAGTTTGTCTGATACAAGTCCTATGAACTTAAAATCAACATTACTATACTCTTGAGGTCTAACATTTTGAGCCGCTGAAATATTCGGCCATTTATCGTCGGTAATTAAAAGGCTATTTTCAAATCCTTTATTTGGCATTATTAATTCTTTATCATTAGGATTAACTTTAAAATCCTCCATATTACCATTCATAAAAATTTTAGGTATTACCATACCATATTCTTCGTCTAAGATTGCATAGTATAATTTACCGTTACGAACTTTAAATTTTAATCCGGTTCCATCTATTTCATAGTAGGATGTAGGCTCAACTTCATTTTGTTCTGATAAGTACATTCTTTTAGTTGCACTCTCATGAAGATTTAAAATCCTATTTTTTTCATCCTCACTTATATTCCAAGTTTGTTTAATCATTGTTATTGTTTTATTATAAATACTTTATAAAACAAAAAAGGGTTCCTAATGGAACCCTTTTTATATTAAATAAGATTTTTGATTATCTCAATTCTCTTAAGTCGAATGTTCTAACACCATCAACTGTGATACGTCCGTAGAAACGGTTATTAACCATTTTCTTAGCGTAACGTGTCATAATACCTTTGATAGGTGTAAAGTTGAATGGGTTATACATTGTTGGAGTTAATTGTAATGGTACGTATGGTGCGTAGATATAACCTGTGTCTAACAATGATGTTCCTTTGTGTCCCATTAACACTTGGTTTGGTGGGAAGTAAGGGTCACGGTAAACTTGGTAACGTCCTGCAAGAGTACCAACTCTTTCAATACCCATGTTGTATTGGTCTTGCTCAGGAGAAGCGTTTGATACGTGGAAGTATTCTAAATCGTCAAAGATAGCTGAGATTTCAGAAGAAACTACAATCCAGTTAGCCCCACCTCTTAATGTAGATTTGTGGATTTGAGCAGAGATTTGGTTAATCGCTGTGATAAGCGTTTGGTTCCAGTCTTTTTGAGTGTAAGGAACTGCAGAAGACCCTAAACGTTTCCAACCATTGTAATCCCAACGTAAGTTCCATGCTGCACCTTTACGTAAATCTCTTAAGATTTCACGGTCGATTTCAGCCGCAACTTGCTCAGATAATAAAGCTGTTAATTCAGCTTCAGCATCGATGTTGTGGAATGCAGCAACGTCTTGTGCCATTTCAGGAGACCATTGTGCTCTTAATTTTCTTTCTGTTACAGAAACAGTTACTGACATTAAGTCAAAAGAAACCTCACCAATTCTATCTTCAAACTCTAAGTTTTTGTAGATTCTATAACTAGCAACGAATGCGTTGTTATTTTCTGTGTTACTTGAGAATGTTGAACCTGTGTAACCGTCCATTGAACCACCACAAGTAATACATACTGGTACTTGTAAATCAACCTCTAAATAGATTTTTCCTTCAGCATCACATAAGTTGTCATATTGACCACCACCTGTTTTACTTTCAGGGAATAATAATGTAGAGTTGTTGTTTCCGTACTCAACAATACCTTTACCATATCTTTGAGTAACAACTCTAAATAAGTAAGGGTTAGTTGTATTTGCAGATGTATACCAGTTAGTTCCAACACCTTTAATAGTTAAATCAGCTAAGAAAGATTCATTGTCCATTGGTTGACCATCAGGACCGATTAATTTACCCGCTCCATTAGATGCAAAACCTGACATAACGATTAATACTTTTCTATAGTCACTAGTTGAATACGAAGAAGGTACTAATGAATCACCAGCCCAAGCAACAGTAACAACTTTAGTTCCATTAGTACTTAAATGAGTAACAGCAGAGAATTGTCCTTTTGAATAGTCATATAAACCTGGTGGGTCTAAAGCTGGTTCGTTACCTTCATAGAATCTATCGTAAAGGTCTTTAGTGTTGTTGTAGTCGTAACCACTTCCTGGTCCATCAGGTCCGTCAATTGCGTTGTCATACCCAGGTGCTCCGTAAGGTTTACGGTGAATACCATTAGTAGATGTTGAATCTTCAGTATACGATTGGATGTTTGGTACGAAGTAGAATAATTTACCGATTGGTAAGTTCATAGCTTGTACAGAAACGATGTCGTTAGATAATAATTTAGAGAATACTCTTCTAACAATTGGGAAAACCACTGTTTCAAATGCACCTGTATCAGATGTAGATGATGCTTCGTTAATTAAATACGATGCTTGGTTTTCATATAATTGTGCAACGTTTTCTCTCATGTGACCTTTAAGACCCTCTAAGAATCCTAATTTGTCCCATTTGTTGATTGTGTCTTCTTTGATAACTTTAAGGTGTTTTAACCCGATGTTACCAACTAATCCTGATTCTAATAATGCTCCCATTTTAAAATATTTGGTTTTTAATTTTTATTTATTTATTTTTGATTACCCTAATTTACTCATCAAATCTTTCATTCTCATGAATTGCGGATTTTCGTAAGTTTTTGATTCAATTAAAGTAGTCGATGAACCTGTAGATACAGTTTTTTGAAGTTTGTTCTCCACTGATTCACTAATTGATTTTTTAATTTCCGGTTTAGATAATTCACCTTTGATTGACTGATAAAGATTTTTAGATTCTTTTAAAGTTTCAACATCGTCAAATCTTCTTAAGATATTAATTTTCTCTTTTTTAGTAGTCGAATGTTCAGTAAACAATCTAGTTGCATATGCCAAGTTTGAATTGAAGATTGCAACTTCGTTAAGTTTTTCTCTGAAAACATTTAACGCTTTTCTGTATTCTTCATTTTTTTCTCTCAACATAGTTACCTCTTGAGTAGATTCTACTTTTACTCCATTTTTACCGTAAACATAATTTCTGTTATTAGTAATCCCTTTTCTAAGTCCTCTACCTTCTTTGGAACCCATTCCGTATGTTCTAGCAGCCTCTTTTGTTTCTTCTTTTTCAAAAGCCTTTCTTTTTAAAGTGTCACCTTTTTTAGTAGTGTAATCTTCTTTACCTTTCATGGTTTTAGATTTCTCACCCTTATTCATTCCGTAATCACCTTCTTTTGTTTCTGCCTTAACAACTTTGGATTTTCCTTCCATATTTGCACCTTTCTTGTAATCGAATTTAGCTTTACCTGTACCTACAGATTTTGGACCTTCTTTTTTATTTTCATCGAATCCGCCATCGGCTTTATCTTTGTAAGTAAATTTAGGTCCCTTACCAATTCCAACACCTTTAGGTTTAATTGTTGATTTTGATTCTCTAACAGTTCTTCTTTGGTTGTAAGATTCTTCTAAGTCCTCTTCGTCGTCATATTGTTCGTCCATCATGTCGTCGTCTTCGTCCTCTTCGTCGTCGTATTGTTCGTCCATCATGTCATCATCTTCTTCTTCGTCGATAAATTCTTCTTCTTCATCGTCTTCAAATTCAATTTCAAACATAACTTCTTCTTCGTCTTGGTCTAATTCGATGTCATCAGCATCACCATCCGCAAAAATCGCATCAAGTACGTCATCTGTAGTTTGGTCATCCATTTCACCTAATTCTTCAAAATCAAATTCCATGTCATCCTCTTCGTCTAACAATTCATCTTCATCTTCAGACTCACCAAGTTTAACAATGTATTCTGAGTCATTATCGTTATCAGTTAAATGAATATCCTCACCGTCCTTTTGAACGATAATTCCATCTTCTTCACCCATAGCTTTAAATACTCTAAGAATTTCTTCATCAGAAGCTCCTGTTAAATCAATTGGACTTTCGTCAGAATCCATGTCCATGTCAAAATCCATGTCCATTTCATCCTCATCTTCATTATCAGTATCCATATCAAAATCCATTTCCTCTTCGTCAGAGTCCATTTCATCATCCATGTCAACATCTAATTCAACCTCATCTTCTTCTTGTTCAGAAAGAGATTCTTTTACTAACTGATTGATTTCTTCCTTCATAGTTGAAGCAAGTATTCCTTTTGCATTTTCGGCTATAGCTTCTTCAACTTGTTTCATTTGAATAAGTGCCTCTTGTACTAATTTGTTATTTTCTTGCATGAAAAATTATTGTTATTTTCATTATAAATATTACCAAAAACAAAAAAAGTTTATTTTATCTAACTATTAGACAAAATAAACTTTATTTAAGTACAAAAAAAAAGTAACCGAATTCGACTACTTTTTTAAAATTAGTTATTGGATAACCTCATCAATTTTACTTTCAGAGACTGAGGTAATTCTCCACTCATGTGCAAACCCCTCATATTTTTTTGTAACTTTGGCTTCAACATCTGTTACTGAATACCCTTCTACAAGTTTTTCTTCTCTAATTTTTTTAATTTTACCTGTTTTATCGTCAGGTAAGTCATACTGAATTTTTGCTACGAAATACTTTTCTTCCATGTGTTTTTTTATTTTCCTAAAAAGTCGTTTAATTTTTTCATTAAGTCAACTGACTTCTCAACATAATCGTCTTTTTGTTTATATTTTTTTTCTTCTTCAAGATTTTCTTCATACTTGTCTCTATCGTCAGCATTTGTAAACAAATACGCTCCCGGTGTTGATGGTGATGATACTAAGTCAAAACAAATTAATTCAAAATCATCTTGAACTTCGTTTCTTTCCCCAACTTTTTTAAGTGAACCAACCCCACGAGAAGAAATACCTAAAGTAACTCCTTGTCTCATTAAATTTGCTGCTTGGTCTCCTTTAGTTGAAACAATTCCTCTTTCATGAAATCCCGGAGAAGTTAATAATTTAAGTTTTCCCATTAATATGTTTCTATCCCACCATACGTCAGTAATGATATGAGATACTCGGTCTAAATCAATTAAAGATGATTCAGGGTGATTTAACTCTGATGTTGATAATCCTTTTTCGATTGCAATTTTATAATTGTCGGCCTCTCTTTTTAATATCCTTTCAGGGTATGTTCTACCATTTCTGTTAGGTGTATCATATTTTTGTAAAACGGCATAAAATTCAAATGGGTTTCTATAATCCATTTCTTTAGCCTCTCTTAAAACCTTTTCATTATGTTTGTCTTTTGGTGAAACCCAACCTGCGTCAGCCTCAACTAATATACCGTGTCCGGTTTCGGTTGCCTCTAATATTCTTAATTGTTTCATTAATTCTTTTTAAGATAAATATATCAATTATGATACTTTACAAGATAACCTCTTTTTTTGTGGTTGAAAATTCAAAATATTTGTTTGTTGTGATGTTATTATTATAAATGGATTGGACTATATTTTTTACGGAGTCTTTAATTTCTATGGATTTAAAATCTAATTCGTTTGTTGTGTATAGATTTATTTCTAAATTAAAAAACGATTTTTTACCGTGAGATATTCCACTGGTTCTTAAGTCTAAATCCACAATACTTTTATTTTGGAATAAATCAGTGTTAATGGACTTATAAACAGAGTGTTTAATCTCTCGACTTAAATTGGAAACAACTCGATTCCAATTATCGTATTCTTCTTTTGGGGTTACCCATGATTGGATGTTTATGTAAACTGATTTTAAGTTTTTTGAATCTACGGTACCATAGACCGATTTAATTGGATTGTATAAATTTAATTTTACACTTTTTCCTTTTTTCATTAATGTTTTTCATTATAAATGTTTATTGGTTATAATAAAAATATAATTGAAATTATTGTGTATGTCAAAAAAAAAAAGTGTTTTTACCGTTTGAATTGCAAAAACACTTATTGATTTATAATGTAATATGTTAAATTAAATAGATTCTTCTAAATTTTTAAGTTTTAAAAAATTCATTTGGTCGAACTTTTCATCTTTTAATCTATCAATAGTTTCAGAAATTTTTGTTTTCATTTCAAACTCTTGTTCAGTATCTAACATCCCTTTAAGTTTTGTGATTGTATTCTCACGTAAAGTTTCAAATTTAGTTTCAAGAGTCTTAGTATCTTCAGAGATTAATTGGAAAAATTCTTTTTTAGAATTTTCATCTAAGTTCTCAATATATCCTCTTAATGTTTGGTTGGCGATACTAACCATCGATTTAATTGGAATATTAATTGATTCTTTAACCGTTTCTTTTTTAGTAGTTAAAACTTTAATAATGTTTTTCTTAGCATTTACTCTTTCAAGTAAATTTAATTTGTTTGAATATGCCAATACATCTAAATCAGAATAATTATTTTTAATTGTTTCTGATAGACTTTTTGGTGATTTTATTGTTGGTAAAATTTTATGTAATAAACTAATCCCTTCTTCTAAAAATTCTTTAGCGTCCTGTTCAGATAAACCTTGAGGCGTACTTAATTGGTCATATAAAGCATAAGCCTTTGACATAGATTTATTGTTCAGAACATTATGTTTGAACTCTCTTAAAGATTTTTTGAAATCTTTCTCGTCACTATATGACTCAAGTAGATTTTTTTCGATTATGGATTTTAGGTTTCCGAAGGTCATTACGCTTAATTTTATTAAATAAATATTAGGAATTTAGTAACTTATCCAATTCTTTTGAAATTTCTCCTAAAGATTCTTGACCATGACCTAAATTAATCATTCGAGCCCCGTCAATTAGGTTATTCTCAACTAACATATTTAAGTTATTCATTCGTGATTCTGGCGTTATTTCAGCCTCACCTCCCGCCGGTGGTGGAGCTGCCGTTTCCTCACCTGCCGGTGGTAGTTCTTCACCTCCACCTAAATCAGCAGTTTCAAAACCACCTCCACCAAATGATGGTGTAGGTTCTGATGTTTCAGACGATACTGCCGCGGTAGAACCTGATGTATTACCATAAAGTTTATCGATATTATCGAATAATCCTGTTTTAGTTATAACAGTTGCAGTTGCTTTAAGTTCTTCACCAACAGCTCTTTCAATTCTTTGTTGTTGTAAATCCAAACGAACTTCTTCATCTGACCATCCAAATATATGTTTTTTAGCCCATGTTGATGATGTTGCTTGAATACCATTTCCTGGGTCGGCAACTAAATCTTTGTATAATAAAACTTTTTCTTTCCAAACATCAATTTTTAATAAATCCGCCTGTGTTGAAGGATTCGATAAACCTAATGTGAAATTATCTAACTCATCTTCAAACCCAAGTAAAAATAAATGAACGATTGCAATTTTATTTAATTCCGCAATCATACTTTTTTGGATTCTGTTAATAGTTCTTGCAAAACGAATATCTTGTAATGATAAATTTTTACCATCCCCAACTACTTCTTCAAATCCTAAGAACGCCTTAGGGACACGAAGAGCGGTTAATAATTTCTTTTGGATGTATTCAATATCCGCAATCTCAGAAAGGTTTGTTGCTCCCGGTAATGTTGTAATAGGGTCCGGTGCTGATGGGTCTCTAACAGGAATGAAATAATCTTGGTCAACCGCCATTTGATTAAACCTCATATCTACGTTACCTGTTTTATTATCCACTACTTGTTCTCTTTTGAATTTGTTTGCAACACGTTGTACATAAGCCTCAACATCATCATCGTTCATATTACCTACGAATACTTTAAACATTCTTCTCTCAGGAGCTCTTGATGTACGATAAATCAACATTGCATCCTCTGATAACAATAATTGTTTCCAAATACGTCTTGCTTTTTCTAACATAGATGTTCCGTAAGGAAGTTTTCTATCATCACCTAATAATCTAAAGTGACCAATCTCCCATGATTGGAATTCCATGTTTTTATTTTTCCAAGTAAAATGAAGTGACTTTTTATCTTTATCTATTTCATGAGTAATATCCGTAGAGATTTTTGCACTAACACCTACTTCATGACGTTCAATTTCAATTGTCGGTAATTGTTGTACTCCAACAATACCTTTCTCCGGGTCTAATTTCAAATAAATAAAGTTATCACCATACTTACAAGTGTTTCTTGTCCACATTGGTAAGTTAGTGTTAATATCAAGTGAGTTGTTAAATAAATCGGCTAGTACCCCTTTTATTCTTTTTGATTCAGAATAAATTTGTAGAATAAAACCATCTTCATCTGTTGTTGTTGATTCTTCCGCATAGATATCTAACGCAGCAGAAATCTCAGGAGTATACTCCATTGACTCGTAATCGTATTGTGCGGATAACCTTGATGGTTCGTAATAGATTGCTTGGGAATATAAGTTATTCTCAACTTTTGCCCATTGATTTGTTAAGTAATAGGTTTGTTGTGCCTGTAACTTCTCTTTTTCGTATTCTTCCTTACTTTTGGTACGTAATAATTCCTTCTTATCAAACTTAAAAGTTGGATAATCTTGATTCAACAGAGAATTAGGTCCAAATGTTTGGGATAATCTCTGCCATACCGTCATATTATTTTGTTGTTCACTCATGATATAAATTTACTTGTTTCCTCAGTAATATAAATAGTATTACCCACCAAATAACCACCCATACTTTTGGTAATCATCTCTTGTCGGTCCTTGATTAATTGGGTGTTGTCTACCCATTTGAGGAACCATTGGGTTAAAGAACTCTGAAGAGTTTTTATTTTCAGTAACAGCTGTTGACCATGAATTTAACATTGCCCTTGTATGATTGGTAACTTTTTCCAATGATTGGAATGATTTTTCCGCAACATATATTGCCATCGCAATACTCATAATACAGTCATCGTGATGCATTTTTTGATGGTCAGGTCGTCCATTAATGTAAACAAACGTATTCATTTCATTATAAAGACGACTAGAATAAATTCTAAACTTATGTCTCATTGACTCTTCAAATGCCGCAATAATTTGAACCCTTTTTGAGTTAAAATTAATTCCCGGAATTTTTTCATTTATTTTTGGGTCATACTTCCATTTATTAGTTGTATCCACACCATCAACATATAAACCACCTTGATAGTTCATTTCTTGCATTTTTCTTGCAGTTGAAACTCCCATACCACCTGTGATATCCACAACACAATAAGCATTATACATTGTACCCCATTTGTACGCCACTTCGGCCAATACATCTGGTGGTATTTTTCCAACATATTCCAATACTTGTTCTCTAGTGTCAAAATCAATAATTTCAATACTTGAAAAATCCTCAGAATCTCCACGAGATACATCACAACCCATAACATATTTGTGTCCATTTACAGGTTCTTTCCAAATCCATAATCCACCACCCATCATTTTTGCCTGTGGTTCTCTAACTTGGTTTTTGGCAATATCCTGCATTAATTCAGAATCAAATACGTTATCCCCTGAACCTAAGAAGTTACATTCTAACTCCTGAGCCACCTTACGTCTATCGTATTTTAATTTTTTAACCATCGCCTCAAACCATGAGGAACAAGGTTTGTATCCATCTTCAATATATTTAGTTACAATTGAATGGTCCCTTTCGAATGGATTAGGCATTGATAAATCAATAATTACCTCATCGAGGTTATATTCCTCACGATTTAGTAAAAAGTGAACTAAATCAGGTGTTTTAACCATATACAAATCTTTGGTATATCGAGGGTCACGGTGCCAAAACATTTCCGTAATTTTGAAATCATTCATATTACGAAGAGCTTGGTCGTAAATCTCATAGTAAATTGCATCATAACCATTTGGGGTTGAAACCACAATTACTTTACCCCCTGTAGATAGGGACGCCATACAAGCCGACCAAAAATCTCCGTCCGCTTCAATAAACGCCGCCTCATCAAAGATAAGAATGGTTGGGGTATAACCCCTTAACGCATCTCGAGATGTTGCAACGGCTTTAACTTCACACCCATTTGTTAATTTAAAATGTCGTTGTGAGTTTTTTTCATTTGAGAATCCAACTCCAACCCAACTAGGCCATTGTTCGGTAAAACCTCTAACTTTGTTTGCCATCTCCATGGATGTATCCAATTTATTGGCAATGATTAGAATTTTTTCCGGTTTAGTTTTTTTGGCAAATACAAGTCGTTTTGACGCCCAAGCGGCAGTTACTGTTGAAACACCTGCCTGTCTATACTTAAGGGCGATGTTTTCATTGTAATTTTCATAATCCTCAATTAAAGAAACTTGGTCGGGAAATAAATCTAACGGTACATATTTTGATACCGTATTATCGTATGTCTGTAAATAAGTACGAAGTGCGTAGGGTGTATTCCTCATGCACTTCGTTACTTCAATTATTAATTGTTCTTTATTATTCAAAAGTAATTTTTGGTTATTTAGGTCTCGATATACCTAAACTACCCAAGAAATCATCTAATCCGTCATCTTCGTCTTCATCAGAATCAATCCCTTCTTCTTCTTTGTAATCTTCAAACTCTTCTTTCATTTTGATTGCCTCTCTCATAATTTCATCAAATTTTGAGGTCGCTTTCGCCACTTTTGAAGAATCTTCAGAGATTGCGTTTCCGATAATTTCTAAAAACTCTTGGGCTTCAATTTGGTATAACAAAGTATGAAACCAGTTTATCAAACCTTTGTTTTCAGGTTCGTACATTTTATCAGGTAATGCAAACCTTATTCTTTCCACGATTTCCGGGCCTATTCTCAACTGCATTGGTTCATTACTTAATGTATCAGTTTGTCCCATAACTCGTTGAGCCATTTCAGGGTCTTTAGGTAATCCGTGTCTACCTTTAGCTTCTTCTAATCCTTTGATTATTTCATGACATAAGATTGGAAATATTAGACCAAAGGCTTTAATTACTGTATCCGGAGTTTCTTCACCTTCTTCACCTTCTTCACCCTCTTCATCATTATTATCTAACTCAACTTTTCCCGCAATTCCTTGACCTGTTTGACTCATCATTTCAATCATTTGTTCCATACTGAAATATAAGAAATCATTGATTGCCATAATACCTAAATAATCTCTATAGAGAGATGGGTCAATTTCATCAAGTCTTGCTTTAATATCTGGTTTTTGAAAAATATAATGTCCTTTTTTCGCAGCACCTTGAATAATAGCGTTGATAATATTTCTCTTATGTTTTTCTAATTCAAAAATTTCGTCTTTAGTTAAATCCTCAATTTCAAAAGATGGAATTTCCATTTCTTCTTCCTCATCTTTTTCCTCTTCATTATCCTCTTCTTCAGGTTTCATTCTAAAGTTAGACGTATCAATCGGTTCTCTATTTAAATAAGCCTCAATTTTATACCAATCAACAGGTACTTCAGATTCCTCCAACGCGGCCTCAATTGCCAATTCTTCAAGTTCATCTCTGTGAGCCGCCTCAATTCTCATGATGTTAGGTAATTTTCTCATCATCTCTTGGTATATCATACCTTGAGTTTGTTGAGAACTTAAATTTTGGATACCTGTAACATCACTTAATTTTTCCGCAACTTTTTGAAATCGATTACTAACTAATCTTTGAACGTCACCCTCTTTCTTTTTCATCGCAGGATTCTGTGCATATAAACCTTCAGGACTTGCAAGCTTTCTTTCCAAATTTGGGTCCATTCTTTCAGGTCTATCCCCGTAATCTAATTGTTCTTTAATTTTCTTTGCCATTATTATTTTTCTAAGATTTGCATGATTACATCCATAATTTTGTCTTTAGCCTCCTCAGGTGATGGTCTATTCGCCTTTGGTGCTGGATTAACACCCGGATTTGGATTCTTACCCGGATGACTTGGTCTTGTACCAGGCTTAGTTGTTGGTTTTGTTCTTGTTGGTGCGGTCTCAGTATCTGCCTCTGTCAAATACTTTACAAGTTCACCTTTGGTGATTCTTGGAGGTAAATTTCTTTCTACTATTCTCATAATTTCGTTTTCAAGAAACAAAGATACAACATTTTTTCCTTCACCCAACTGTTTTTTTACCGCTTTTACGCATCTTTCCCATTTTCTTGATTTTTTAGGACCAACTTGTGAGTGACAAATAGCCCATGGGTTTGGTTTGTCTTTTTTTTCTTCAGACATACCAATCATTTTGCTGTCATGATTTTCAGGAGATGTATCATCATCCATACCATCATCAGATGCTTGATATTCGTCATGAGAACCTTGTTGTCCTGTATATGCTTGGTCAGCATCTAAATCAAAATCATCATCTTCAGAGATTTCAGATTCGGTTGCAGTAACCATAACTTCTTTAGTGCTCGGGTCTTGTGTAATATTCAAATTACCTACCTTACCACCTGCCGGCCCTACTTTATATGTTTTTTTACCGGGTACCTCAGTAACTTGTTCATTAACAAGTTTACTGTGTAAAACATTGATTTGAGATTCTGTTAATTTCCCAACAGTTTTAGAGGATAACCCCTTTTCGATAAGTTCTAATGCTTTTATATTAACTTTCATAGACTACTTTCTTTTCAAATTCTAATACCAAATCTCTTTCATAGAGTTTGTCTTTTATTTCTTGTTCCGAAACTCCAAATCTAAAAACCATTCTTTTTTGGTTAGTTTCATCTTCTGTTTCCCATGCTAACGCAATTATGTCGTCCATTGCGTCCATTACTGAAAAAAAATCGGAGTTTTGAATCAATTCCAATTTTACATCAGTATCTCTCAAAACTCCTACTTTTTTAATATATTTTAAATCAGGTGGTTGAGGGTATCCGTTAGACGGACGATTATCCCACGCTTCACCCCACACATCCAAACTATCGGAGAATATGAATTCGTAAAGGTTATCACCCTTATA